GGAAAACCACAATTAGGACATGCATTAGCTTCGCTTGATATTTCCTTACCACATTCTGGACATTTTATTAAAGCCATATTTATCCCTCCCAAATTAATATAACTTAAGTATATCAAACCTGAGAGGGATTGCAATAACTACTTTAAACTGTCTGAGGTTTTTTGAAGTCAAATCCTCTTCTTCGCTCAACCTTATCGGTCTGTTTTACTATAGTTCTGCCGTCCATATCGACATGTGTTTCGATAGTAATCGGATCACTATTTCCGCTGTAGGAAGCCATAACGATACTCATTCCTTCAATCACAGCTTCTTTGATTCCCTGAGTTATCTGCTCATTGTTTGCTACGGCGGTGCGCCCATTAGCAAACTTACCGACAAGTTCTCCATGATTTGCCATGAACAATCCATCTTCAGGGAAGCCACCTGTTGCAAACTGTGGAATATGTGGAATGGTAAACAACTGGACGCTAAAAGCAGGAATTATCTCTTCTCCAAGTATTTCAAGTCCGTCAAAGCTGAAATTAAGCTTATCATTTAACCAGTCGATCAATCTGTTAAGTTGGGCAACAGCCGCGTTTACAGCTCCTCTAAATGTCTCCTTAAATGCGTCTGGTACTTTCTTCATCATGTCGGTCCACGTTTCAAGTTTGAACCATTTTTCTACGTCCTCTTTCCACCAGTCTCCGATATTCTTTCTCCAATCAGTTACCGTATTAGTCCACGTAGTTCCAAGACTTTCTTTTACACTTTTGTAAATATCCAGCCACTTTTCGGGTGTAAACCAGGTAGCTACGTGTTGATTCCACCAATTCTCAATACCATTTTTCCACTCTCCAACGGTATTATCCCAGGTTTCTTTTAATTTGACTTTTACATTCTGGTACAACTGCGACCATCTTTCAGGTGTAAACCATGGTGATACATGTTGATTCCACCAAGACTTAGTGCCTGATCCCCACTCAACAACTGTAGAATCCCATTTTGTCTTTAACTGTACTTTTATATCATTGTATAATTGCGACCATCTTTCGGAGGTAAACCAGGGCGATACATGCGTATTCCACCAGGTTTGGATATCGTTCCCCCACTGCCCTGCTGTCTCATCCCACTTAGTTTTAAGACTTGTCTTAACGCTCTCATATAATCCTAACCACTTTTCGGATGTGAACCAAGGGCCTACATGTTCATCCCACCAATTTACAATAGTGCCATCCCACCAGGCTTGAATATCTTCCCAGCCTTGCCTAGCACTGTTTTTTATGCCTTCTATCCACGCTTGAAAGTCTGCGTGTTCCTCATCCCTTTTTTGACGATTATTCTTTTGCCACTCTTGAAAACTATCTATCTTAATATCAAGTTTCTCTTTAATTCCCTGTACCCACTCGTCAAATTCTTCCGACTCTTGATCCCTGATTACGCGATTATGCTCCTGCCACTCTTTAAACTTCGTTGACCACGTTTCGCCGGTGTCATATCCAGTGTATGGGTTCGCATTATTTTTTTCAGCAGCAATTTCTCCAGAACTCTTACTCGGATCCTCTCCGTATTTCCTCCATGGGCTGCTTGAATCATTTTTCTTATTATCTTCTTGCCACTTAGGTAAGCCTATTTCTTTAATTTTCTCCAGATCTTCGCGAATGCCTGCTACAATCATTGCAAAAGCCGCAAGCCCTCCCATAGCCCCAATAGTAGGAAGTGCTCCCGGTATTCCTTGCAAAACTGTTAGCCCCGCCTTTGCAAGACTAAAGGCAGCCAAAGAAGTGGCTATAATCCCCAGTGCATACCCAATTTGTTTCGCCTCATCTGCATCAATGTTATTAAGTGCATCAGCTAAAGCCTGTATGCCACCTGGAACAATTGTATTAATAAACCATGCCCCGACCTTGCTCAAATCCTCGTAAAAGTCAAGCAACCCCTCGCCAACCTTTTCAGCAAACGGTTCCAGTGCCTGCCAAAAATTCTTCAGCGCCTCGTTAATGGCCTCCCAATTAATGGTCTTAAGGAAATCATTCGTGATGTCAATAAACCGTGGGAATCCCTCTCCAAGCGCCCAACTGCCTAATGGCACGAGGAAGTAATTCCAGAAGTCCTCAAGCGCTGTCCAGGTGAATTTCCCCAGCAGGGACAGCCCCTCATTCCATAATCGTTTCAGTGCGTCCGTGGTTGGCTTCGCAAGCTCCTTGACGGCATCAATGGCCTTACGTAACCGCTCTACCGCCTTTTCGATCTCCTGATTGACCGTAACTTCGCCAAACAATTCCCCTGACATATCGCCAAAATCCAGGGAGCCGCCACCTCCGGCACCTCCGCCTGATCCACCGCTTCCCTCATCAGGATTCAGTACATTCAGTTCGTCGATCCCGAGAGTGTACTCCTTCATCTTCTTTGCGGCTCCGGCTGCCTTGTCCATGTTATCGGCCACAGCCCCGGAAGAACCGGCCGCTGAATCCATAGAGTCCGCTATGTCGCTACTTCCGCCGGCGTCACCAAACAGTGCCACAGTAAATGCCTTAAAGTAAGCCGCCAACGTCTGGAGCTTAGCAAGGATTGTATTGATTACCCGGATTACCGGCGTAAACGCATTGATAAGCCCCTGGCCGATTGTAGCCTTCAGAGACTGGAACTGTAAGGATAACACACGGACCTGATTTGCCCATGAAGTACTTGTTCGGGCAAAATCTCCCGAAGCGTCCGCGAGGCTGGACATGACGAACCGATACCGGAGCATGACCTTTTCCTGCTCGGTCATTTTGGCCGTGGTCTTACCGAAGCCATTATTCAAGGCGTACTGGTCAAGGGCTGTCTGTGTCATGACAACGCCCAATTCCTTGAGGGATTCCGTCTCGCCTGTAAAGATGCTCTTAAGCTTCGTGTATGCCTCGTCAGTAGACAGGTTGTAGAAGGAGGCCACATCACCAGTCAGGCCAGTGATAGAGGCAGACATTTGATAGCCGGCCTCTTCCACTATACCAAACGATTTCGCCATGGCTCCATAAGTACCCATATACTTTTTGGCCGTCAGCTCTGACAGGCCAAACTGCGTGATCGCGTTTTTGGAAAAGGCGTCCACCGCTCCTGACATTTTGCCGAAGGTGACATCTACAACGTTCTGTACTTCCGCCAGATCAGAACCGAGATCAATACACGACTTCGCAAATGCTACGATGGCACCAACTCCCAGAACGGAAGCAACTACCTTCCCTAGTCCACCGAATGACTTTTTCATCTTCGCAGTCTGCCTCTCAACATGGCTCGCCGCTGTCGTTGTCTGCTTCTTCAGCTTCTCTACCTCGTCCCGGTATGGCTTCGTCTGTGCCTCAATGATTACCTGTAACTTTTCCAGTGTCATTCCTTCGCCCATCAGTTTCCACCTCCTGCCCTGGCATGATTATGGCGGATTGCAAAGTCGTTAAACCGGGCTTTGTACTCCGCCAGCTGCTTTTCCTGTATCTTCTTTTCTGTTTCTTCGTGTTCCCGTCCAAACAGATCCGGGAAGAAATCCCACAACTCCATAATTTCTACCTTGTCACTGCCCTGGATTGCAACGGCTGTAAACTGGCCGATATCCCGTGCGAGGAAATGCAGGTTCATCAATTCCCGCTTAACCTTCCGTTCCTCCTGACGCCGGCTGCACTCCATGATATCGATGATATCCGGTATGGACAGCTCCCAGAAACGTTCCGGGGATATCCCGCAGTCCAATGCGAGAGGGAACAGATCGTCGATCATATCAGATACAAGGCTTACATCTGGTCCTTCGCCTCTTCCAGTCTCTTGTCCATCTCTTCCGCCTGATCCTCCGTAAAAAAACCAGACACCTTGTAGATTTCCATAAATACGTCTGTCATGAAGGTCATCTGAGTACCACCTTCCTCACAGTATTTATCGAACAGCGCCTGCACGCCTTCATACTTGATCTTGTGGTTATACGGCAGCATGGCGGCCTGTGTGATTGTAAGCATAACCGATAACGGAGGCACACTTCCGGCCCCGAACAACACGTTTAAAAGACTGGTCTTAAATTTGTCTTCGAGGCGACAGATATTCTGCGTGGTCAGTTTCATTTTGTATGTCTGTCCGCCCACTTCCCAATATGCAAATGGTCTGCGTTTCTTCCTTTCCTCGAGGCTCACTACTTTTTCCTCTTCTTTTACCTCTAACTCTTCATCAAATCCCTGTGTCATTGCCTATTCCTCCCTGTTCTATTCTGCTGGGTCTGTGACCTTAATATCGCTCTGCAAACCTAAAGTAAGTGTGAATTCAATCGCCGCATTCACTCCGCCGCCGCCAACTTTTATACTGCTGTATGCATCAAACTCATACTTTGTCCCGTCAGGGAATGTTTGCCGGTAGGACGCTACTTTGTTGCTATCGGCAATTTCACGGAGAACCCTGTAATCCGAACTTGCGCTGGAGTTGTCATACACGAACTTATAAGCCATATCGCCAGGGTCTCCGATCCCGAGCTCTGAATGCTTGAACTTGTCTTTCAGTCTGGTATTCTCCACTTTTTCAGCGTCCACTCCAAGTTCCGGCACTTCTTTTAAATCTTGAAGCGCTGTATAACTCTCCGATCCATTTTTCTTTACCTCAAGTGTAATTCCATTTGCTAACATATCATCATTCCTTTCCTATTGCGTGGTATACATGTCTGCTCCTAACATCAATAATCCCTTCGTAGCGCATCTGCTTGTGCTTTAAGCCGCTGGGATCCTCTACGTCCATGCACTGGGCTCGCTTAAGTCCCAGAGGTGATATGGCCGCATCTACAGCCACCGCGGCCGCAGACGTACTCTTTCTTGACCAGATATCAATGCGATATCTGACATAGGATTTTACTTCCCCGCGGCCGGATTCCTCTGCTACCTTGTTATCCTCTTCCATGTACTGGATCGAGATATCATTCTCCCAGCTACGCGGGTAATAATCGGTTACGTTCTCTGTCACCGTACAAAGCGCCGCGTATACTTCGTCTTTTACGTTAATCATTACTTACACACCTTTCTGATTTCCCTTGCAACATAATTTGCAATATTTCTGGTGACGCGCTCCTCATTGTTTTTTAACGCTGGATACAGAAACGGTTGCGCCGGTTGACCTGAGCACTGATAAAAGCGACCTTCTGGCGTGTCTATATAAAACCAGTGGTATTTCTCCGCTATCTTCGCATCAATCTGGCTTTCATGAATCCACCATGGTGACTGGGAATAGGCAGGCGTTACAAGCGGCGAAATCCCTGCATGGTCAGCCTCGCCGCGGGGGCCAGTACCAAGTTCTACATAAGGGCCATATTTTTTATTGGTATATACAGCCCCTATCGTTCCTTCCTCTGCTGTTTCCACTCTTGTTTTGATACTTCTACGAAGTTCTCCGTCGTTGCCGGGGCATAATAACTTTGCCTCACCCTGTATCAACTTTGCCGAAGCTCCAACCGCGCGCCCCATAGATTCACCCGCCGCCTGCTCAGCAAGTTCTCCATACTTTTTCATGAGTTTATCGAGACCTTTAATTCCCTTCGCCATCAGATTCTTTCAACCTCCAATGTCAAATACCGGTAAGGCCGGATGGCAACGATCCGATAATCCGGCTCCTGCTCTCCTGGGACGTATACGCAGATACCGTCACCTTCCTGTATTGTCGTATACCCGATCCGATAACTGACACGTCCCTTTTCATCGGCCATAACCTCATATCCTGCATTAATCCGGCAATTCTGAATATGGTTGACACGCTGGCCGTACATTTCCGCCTGCAATTTTCCACCGGCCGGCCAGACCTCTGCCTCAAAAGAAGAAGGCAGCCCATACTCAATGTACGAGTTGCCTTCATTATCCTTTTTAGAAATCGCACTCCTATGGCTATACGTTTTCAGTCGGTTTCTTTTTAGCCTCATACCGTCTGCCTCCTACGCCCACCAGTCTGTACCGGTCCAACACGTCGTGTATCTGTTTTGGTGCCGTGTCAAAACTGTAGCTTTCCCCGCCCTCACTTCTGCCAGTC